ATTGGGGAACACCCTCAACACCTTGATGAAATAGATAAAGCAATAGCAAAGGTAGCCACTGCTAAAGAAAACCTTATAGTGATTGAAGAGATAAGAGATATATAATTAACAATAAAGGAGGTCGTATGACTAACAATGAAATATCCAATATAGATGGTCTGTCACAAGAACAGATTATGTCTATGATTGGTCAAGAGAAATCTTCTACTGGCAACTTCTTACCGAAGCTAGCCATAAATAGATTTCCAGAAAATGATGATGGTGCAGAGGTACCAGTAGGATCATACGGTGTGTATGTTCCTGAACTAGATAGCATGGCGTATGGTAAGCCTGTTACATTTAGGCCATTCATGAATGCATACCAGTATATGAAGTATGATGCAGACAAGAATGAGTACAGCAATAGGAGTATAATCTTTAAGTCTTGGAAAGATGAGGCTATAGATATACAAGGTGGTGTACGCTGTGGTAAGATACCTGCAAAAGAACTGGCTAATCTTTCTGATGAAGAAAGAATGAAACAGAAAGCAATAAAATGCTATCGTTTAGTTTATGGTTTAGTTTCTTTTAAAGGAACTCTTCCAGGTGGTGCTGATGCAGAAGTAACTAGCCTGCCTGTACTATGGAAGGTAACAGGTAGTAACTTTAAACCTGTTGGTGAGGCAATAGAAAGTTTAAGACGTAGAGGTAAGGTAATGTTTAATCATACTCTCACTCTTAAAAGTAAAAAGAAAAAGGCTGGAAGTAATGTATTCTATGTATCTGATATTAGCGTAGATGCAGATGAAGTCCAGTTCTCTGATAAAGAAAAAGAAATTCTTCTTGCTTTCCAAGACACTATCAACACAGAAAATGAAGAGATAGTAGAACTTTGGAGACAAGCTAAGAAAGCTGAGCCTGTATCTGTACAGGCAGTGGACGCAGAGTTTGATGATGATCCTGTTGAAGTATTGTCGTCATGAACTCAAACATCCTAGAAAAAGTTAGGGTGTTTTTGGAGGCTGCTAATAAAGATGCAGTCGAGGTATCCGATGATTTGATTACTCAGTTTGGTGACGCTTGCATGGAATCTTTCCGCAAGCAATTCACTGACCAAAGAAATAAAGAGTTTGGTCTTAGGGCATCAAGCATCGGAAGACCTCTGTGCCAGTTACAGATGGAAAAGAAAGGTATCAAAGGTGAGTCGCAACCTTATAATGTTAAGATGAGAAATTTATTTGGTGATCTTATAGAACAGGCGGCAATGATTATTATGAAAGCATCTGGTGTAGAGATACAATCAGAGCAAACAAAAACTGAGTATAAACTTGACAGCGTCACAGTCAATGGTACTCTTGATGTAGAGATTGAAGATAAAGTATGGGATATTAAAAGTGCATCGCCATGGTCTTTTACTAATAAGTTTGGAGATAATGGTGGCTTTCATGCAGTAGCAGAAGATGATTTGTTTGGCTACTTAACGCAAGGATATATGTATGCAGAGTCTAGACAAAAACCTTTTGGTGGTTGGATAGCCATTAATAAATCAACTGGAGAGTGGGCATTGACTGAGGCTCCTCTAGCTGATGATGAATATAAAGAACAGGCATTGAGTACTATTGATAATAATATTAGAGCCATAACTTTAGATAAAAAGTTTGAGAGATGCTTTGAAGCCGAAGACGAATACTTTAGAAAACAAAAGACAGGTAATAAAGTATTAGGTACGGCATGCAGTTTCTGCCCTTACAAGTTTCCTTGTTGGGGAGAAGGCTTGCAACTGTTACCACAACAACAGTCGCAAGGTAAAAACCCTAAGTGGGTTTGGTACACTGAAGTCAATAATCCGAGGGTAGAGGACGATGGCTACTAGTGTACGCAGTAGAAAAGCCAAGGGGCGAAGGCTACAAAACTGGGTTAGGGACGTGCTGTTGAGTACGTTCCCTAACTTGAAGAAAGATGAAGATATATCTTGTGCTATTATGGGTGAGTCAGGGATTGACGTTAAGCTATCTAGATTTGCACAAGGACTATTTCCATTCTCTATTGAATGTAAAAACAAAGAGACATGGAAAGGTTTGTATGATGCATATGATCAAGCTATATCTAATGCTAACTTAGAGCCTGTTGTGGTATTAAAGATGAATAAAAGAGATCCATTGATTGTACTTGACTTTAAAAAATTTGTTGCTATAATCAAAGAATCAAACATGAAAACTAACTTAGGAGATTTATTATGATGGTTACATTTCCATATGGAATAACTGATGAAGAGATAGAGACTTTATCAGAACAAGCACAAGAAGATGTAGACAATGCTCTACATGACTTAGCTGTTAAACGAAAAAAATTAATAGAGTCTGGCGTGCCAGAAGAAGATCAAGAGATAAGAGAGATTGATGCTCTGATAGAGGTTATATAATGGACTTTGATGAGCCTTTAGACATATTTACATCAGTGTCTGTAATTATAACGCCACACGAAAAAGGATTTACTTGTGGTATTATTGATCCAAAAGGTCCAGCAGATAGGGATGTATGCTCTTACATAGCAAAAGGTATAGTTAGATTTGTAACTACAAATGCAGATCTAATATACGAAGAAGGTATGCAAGGATTCTATGATGATGATGTCGAACATAACAAAAAAGAAAATGGTAAAGACAACGTTATTGATCTGTTTAATTTTAAAAAAGGAGACTTAAACTAATGGCCACACACTTAGTAATAGGAGACCCCCATTGTACACCTAGTGCTAGTAATGAAAGATTTACTTGGGCAGGACGAATGGCTAAAGACTTAAAGGTAGATAAAGTTATTTGTATGGGAGATTTTGCTAGTATGGATTCTATGTCTAGCTATGATAAAAAGAAAAAATCTTTTGAAGGTAGGAGATATAAAAAAGATATAGAGCATGCACATGATGCACTACAAAAGTTCAATGATGGTTTAGGTAAACATGAGCCAGAGATGCACATGATGCTAGGCAATCATGAAGATAGGATTGATCGTATGGTAGAAGATAATCCAGAACTTGAAGGGCACATGACTATAGATGATCTAAAGTATCCTGAATATGGATGGCATACCTATGACTACAGATATCCTGCGGTAATAGATGGTGTGTATTACTCACACAATTTTCCTAGTGGTGTTATGGGTACAGCTATATCAGGTGAGAACATGGCTAGATCATTAGTCAATAAGAATAAAGTATCATCTACTGTTGGGCATTCTCATCTATTAGATTATGCCATTGCATCACAGCCATCTGGTAAAAAAATAATGGGATTATCTGCAGGCTGCTACTTGACTCATAGAGAAAAGTATGCATATAATACACAAAGACTATGGTGGTCTGGTTTAATTGTAAAACGAAATGTAAAAGGTGGGGAGTATGATATTGAAACTGTCCACATTAGTGAGGTAAAGAAAAGATATGGAAGACGTAGTTAATTTTCCTAAACACTATCGTCAGTCAAAGACTGAGACTATTGATTTAATCAAAGAGTCTATGACTACTGAAGAGTTTCATGGTTATCTCAAAGGTGCATGTATGAAATACATGTCAAGATACAAGTACAAGGGACAGCCTGTTCAGGATTTAGAGAAGGCAGAATGGTACTTGAGAAGATTAATCGTAGAAGTTTTAGATCAAGATGTAAAAAACCAACAAAAGGAGTACCCAGATGAATAGAATGTAGCAAATAACGTTTAAACGTCCATATCTAAACGTACAATAAGAAGTGGTATGGTCTGGTATGTTGGTATCAAAACATACAAACTTGCTCATATTTGAGCGTCTCAGAAAGAAAAATTTAATAAAAGGAGAATAAAATGGCAGAAAAACAGCAAGAGCCACAGATTTTAGACAAACAATATATTATATCTGGATCTCAGGTTCAAAGCATACTTCGGTATCTATTTACAAGACCGTATGGAGAAGTAGTACAAGGTATTGAAGTGTTATCAAAAGGATTAAGAGAGCTTGATCCTAATATAGGTGCTGACTTTGTAGCAAAACCTAAAGATGATGCAAAGAAATAACTCAGACCTTTTTACTATGAAAGTATCTCTGACTGGAACTAGTCAGATAGCAATTGATCTTGACTACATTCAGCCAAGTATGCTAAAAGATTCGTTAGAAGATATAGATGAAATTTTTTATGCTAACTTACTAGCGAGTGTAGTCAAGCATTGTGTAGAAACAAGTCAAAAACTTAATAGTGATATTAAACAATTAATTGAAAGGATATAATGAATAACGTGGCAAGAGCTGAAGTCCCCAATAGAATGAGAAGCACAACTATCCGTATGAATATAGATGATAGGAGAGTGCTAGCAATAGTAGATTATACTGTAAATGAAACAGGCATTTTGCCTATGGCTGTGTGGATTAAAGTAAGACCAACTGAGTCTACTTTAGATAGAGAGTTAAGAGCATCAGGTAAGATGATATCTCTATTACTACAGTATGGTTGTAGCTTTAAGGAAGTAGCAGAAACTTTAACTAAAGATTCAATAGTAGGCTCTGCTGTAACCTACTTACATAAGAATCTTGAAAGTATTTTAAGTGGGGAGCAAGGGGATAAGGTTCCTAAATTAAATACAGATCCGTATAAAATTAAGGATGTGGGTTAGATTGCACTAAAAGGATCGTTACCTCTAGCTGCCTCTCTTTGTTCTTCTTTAAGATCCTGTTTTCTTCTGTTTACCTGTACAGGATTAAATTTTATAATTTGTTTAGGAGTTGGCTCATCTTTAACTTTATCTTTAAATAAAGTTTCTATTCTATTTTTGATAGCTCCACCTTCTTCTCCGTATATTAAATCTTTTAGTTCTTTGTCTGTTGGAAGATTTTCATAACCAGAATAGTTTGTATCTCCATCATACTCATTTAATGTTTTAATAAAATTATCTGTGTATAATTTTTGAAACTCTTTTTCTACTAAAATTAAATCATCTTCAGACAGTTTATCATTAGGACTAAACCCTAAATTATTTTTTGCTTCATCTGCTATATCCATACCTACTCTATTATTATTTATATCCATGTAGGCATCCATAATAAACTCTCTATTTTCTTTAGTATCTCTATCTCTTTTAATTCTAGGTATGTCAACTTTAGTGGCAAGTTTTTCACCGAAATTAGACCCAAGATCATTTGCTGTATTACGACCACTGACTAAACTAAAGTATCCAGCAGTGTATCCATGTTTAAAAGAATCTCTTATTGAACTGCTGATATCACTGCCATAAGTATTTTTAGGTAGTTTATTATATAGACCTGTATTTTCTTTTATCATAGGCTCTATATTATCATCAAAATTTTTATCTATTATAGTAGCTACTGATGATCCATAAGGTGTTTGGCTAACTCTAAAAATTCTGTCAGTTGCATTATTATCCTTGCCTATTAATCCTTTTGCACTTCCTGAAATTATATTTTTTGCACTAAAGGCATCTCTAAATTGATTCTTTTCATCTAAATCATTCTCTGATACTAAATCTCCATAGGATATAGCAGGAAGAGGACCCGTTGGGGGCATCATACCTAATGGCTGTGAATCCATTGGCTTCAAAGGAGGAAGAGGACCAGTTGGAGGCATCATAGTAGCAGATCCTATAGTCACATCACTTGCACCTTTTTCTGCTTTCTTCATAGGTTTAGTCATCATGCCTGATACAACATTGTTAGGTAGTATACTTATCTTGCCATTACCTGTAGGTACAATCATCTCAGGTCCTTTTTCTCCTACTAATATTGGGCCACTAACTTGCTTATTGTCATATCCTTTTGCTGCAAATTCTAAAGGTCTCATTACTAATCCTTGAGGATCTTCTTCCTTTACTCTTTCTCCAGTTTGTTTTGTATCTGTTATCTCTTCAGAAGATTTTACTGTTTGTTTCTGCTCTTCTGTAGGAGCCATCATAGCTTCTGTTTTTACTTCTTCAGATTGTGCTTGTTTATCTAGTAAAGAAGTTTCTGTTCCCATAACAGGTGCAGTATCAAGTAGTCTTGGTCTTGTTCTAGATCTTAATACTTGTTCACCAACTGGCGTTAGCTTTGTGTCTAATTCTCTTTGTGTAAATATTTTCTTTGGTGCTAATGTGTCTACCATTTTATCCTCTAGTTAAGTAGTGGGTTATTTTGTTCTGCTTTTATTTCTTCTATCTTTGCATCAAGATATTCTAAAGCGGCTCCATTAATTTTAACATCACCTTTAACTGCTTCTATTTCTTTAATAATACCTGATAGATCTACAGTCTCATTGACTATAAATTCTTTATCTTCTAGTTGTGCTATACGATTATTAAACTCACCCCAAGCCATGAAGCCACCACCGATGGCACCAATCACACCAATAAGTGCGGCATAAGATGATAGTTTACTGAACATTCCTTGCATTTAATAACTCCTTTAATTTTTTATACGCTTGATTTGTTTTTTGTTTTGCATTGTTTACTTTAATTTGATGCTGAACTACAGGATCTGTACCTGCTATACTTACTTGTGTAACATAAATAGGTTTGCTGTAGCTATTAAGACTAGCCTGTATAAAGAAATCAGGATTACCTGATGGTAATTCTTTAGCATTAAACAATGCCATATTAGTATTAAAGTATGATGACATATCAGGTTCTTGAGATATCATTTCTCTACTAACTACTTCATTTATAACTGTTAGTGTTGCATCTATTTGTTGTGCAACATTTT